TGTACGGGGCTACCATTGTTATTAGGGTAAAACCCACCATTAATGTCTGACATATTTTGTCTCCTGTTTTTAGGAGCCTCTCACTTTTACATGAGAGGCATGCCGTCATTACGATGTTGGGAAGTTACCATAAATGGCGCGCCAGTTGTAGTAACCGAATGAGTAGCGTTCGTAGCCTTTAACCAAAAGGTTATCAGTCACAAAATCGACTTGCATGTCAGTTTCGAACTTAATGCGTTCCATGTATGACAAACCATCAATGTTGGTCAGCAAGAACCATGCGTAAGATGAAGTCAAGAAGTCGTTCACCATATATGATTCTGGTAAACCACCTGCTGTCATCATGATCGCGTTGGTGTCATTATCTGCCGTGCCAGGACGCAATTCTGTCTTGAGAAGACGGATTGCAACTGGTTCCAAAGAAGGCGGAATAATGAGCTTGCGAGCGCGAGCAAACGTCTTCAGACCAGCTTGGTCTCTGAAGTTTGTACGAACTGCAATCATTGCGTTAAGCAATGTCGCTTCATTGAGGTCAACTTGTGTTGATGGAGTATTAGCAACTGTACCACCATCAATTGGATGTGCTGTCGAGCAAAGTGCTACGCCGTCACCACCAACTGCTGAGTTGTATGTTGTTGCTGTGTTCAACACGTTAGCGCCATAAATTTCCTTGGTTTGCTGGAATGATTCAATCAATCCAAGGTTTGATGGTGCAAACTGTGTCTTATACAGGTTGTCGTCGATTGCTTTGCGGGTAATCGCGTAACCCAAAGCAATTTCAACGTGCTCCTGATTGTACACATAACGCTCACCAGCATTGTTGTCGAAAGCTGTCTGACCACCTTCGGTCTTGAGCTGGGCTAACCCAAGGTAGCGCATTTCAGCGGTACGTTCGAGAGCCATTTTCGAATCATGCTTAGTGAAGATTTTGTCGTACTGAGATGGGATCATCTCGTACTTGCCTTCAACGCCACGGAGTCCGGGGAGCAGAAGGTCTTTAATGGAACTGAGATTGACAGCCATTGTTCCTTACTCCTTAGACGCCAGTGAAGTTGCGTGTAGCAACATTGTTGAACGATACAATTGCCCAGTCATATGCCTGACCATTGGCATAAGAGCCAGGGTAGCCAACGAGTGGGTTGTAAACGCCAACCACTTTAAATGGTGCGTCCACATTGTATGTAACTGTGTTGATGGTTGTGCTATCGAGATAAGCGCCAGAAATACCGTTTGAGGTATTACCTGTGCCAATAGCGAAGCCGATTGTCGCATTGATGTCAGCTGGGAAAGCAAGACCTGTGCTATCTGTCTGAGCCACAAACTTAGCGTTTGGATCATTAACAATATAGCCAGTCACATAGTTGCCAGAAGCAACGTCGCTGCCAGGCCAATAGTTGGACCAAACAGTGCGCTTTTGAGCTACTGAAAGATACTGACATCCATAGAAAATACCACCAATACCCAAAGGAGCTGGTGTTGCGCCAGTCGAAGCTGACTGAGCGTAAGAACCATCTGATTGCTGAGTTACTGGATCGCCGTAAAAGATTGCACTTGCATTATAGTCAATGACGACAGCGACCTGCTCATATGTAGGAGCAGAGCCATTGCCTGACCACTGACGGAATCCGAAAGGCGCATTTGTATTTGCCATAACGGAGCCTCCTTTTTTAAGGGAAAAGTCCATCATCGCACGCCGGGGCGACTAAGAACCGATAAGTATGAAGACTCCACGCCGGGGGAGCCAGAGAATTAACTCGTGACACCAAATTACTATGACATGACACAAAAGTAAAGGGCCGCTGTGACACGGCCCTTAAATGACACTATGACATGACACAAATCAAGATTTGGGAACTGGAATTGCTTCGTAGTTCTTCTTGATATTGGGGTTATTACGCTCAAATGTGCCGTCTGGAGACGCGGTGAGTTGAGACTCTTTCACACGAACCTGATCGCGTGCACGACGCAATTCAATGGACTTGATTTCATTCACGATCTCTTCTGGACATTGCATAAGGATCATGCCATCGCGCTCAATCGTGCTATTTGTCCAGCCAGGAGGCATTGTCTCTGGATGGCGGCTGGCAGGTACTTCTTCCCAGCCCTTACGCTTCAATTTCGTAATATAGCTGGTGTCTTCCTGATTAAGTGTGGCTTTACGCTTCCACTCATATGTCCAGCCAGGAGGTGCTGTTGGGGCATCAAAGCGATTTGTGCCCTCATCCATTTCACCGCCCAAGTTGCCACGGATTTCCGCAGCACGACGGGCTGCTTCTGCACGTGGGTCATTTGCACGCATTTCTGGACGCATGGCAGGGCGTTCAACTTGGACTTCCTGCACTTCTTCGCTCAAAATACGTTGCGCACGGGCCGCCTTAGAAGGGCGTCCTTTGGCGCGAATTGCTTGAACTTCTGACATTTAACTCTCCTTAATTGAGCCGATTCTGCTCTTTCATCTTGTTGCGATAGTACTCTTGCAGAGAAATGCCGCTGATTCGCGCAGCTTCTGCCTCTGCTTGGGTTAGCGTTGCCGTGCCATTACGATAGTTTGAACCGCCTGGCGCATGCGAAACAGGCGCAGCTGGAGGCGACGAGTTACGCTTTTGACCTTTGGAAGCTTCTGACATTGATGATCCTTCATATGATTTATCTTCCGACTTTTCTTTTTTGCGTATGCCCATACGCTTCTCGACAAATTTGAAATATTCCTTGGATTCAACCGGAATATCCCGATCAACCGCATCCTCATGCGCACGACGCATCATGCGGAGAGCCTTTTCATCAGCCAAATGCTTGCGGTTTTCTTTAACCCAATTGGCTGATTTTGGTGTCAGACGCTCAATAATGCCATCAATAACGGCATCATGACTGGGTGGGGCTGGGACTACAGGCTTAGGCGGATTAGCCTTCATTTCCTTGTAGCCATGCTCCAAATCGCCCAATTTCTTGAGGTTTTCAGTCATATGAGCCTGAATATCAGCGGCTTTGTCATAGTCTCCAATAGCCATCGACTCTTTAAGGGCTGATTTCAGGACTTCTTGATCTCGACGCAGACTTTCAATCGCGCCAGACACAAGATGTAATTGACTGTCATTAACCTCATGTGCTGCCGCAGCTGCACGCTCTTGTGCCAAACGAGCAGCCAATTCAGCTTCCGCACGCGCCTTTTTCTCTTTTTCAAGCTTTTTACTAAGCTTTTTAAGAGTTTTTTCGACATCTGGCGCGGGTTGTTCAGGTTGTTTGGCCTCTTCGACAACCTGAACAACAGGCTCATCTGGTTTGGCCTCAACAATTTCTGGCGCTGGGGTATTCTCCCCAAGGTCAATTTCAATTTGCTTTTCTGTTTCTGACATATGTCACTCCTTACCAAACCTGATCGGGATGGATAATTTTTCCTTTGATGTTCACATCATCAATCATGCGGCAAAGCACATTATTGACTGTGATGCTCCAACCATCTGATGGGCGAAAGACAATCCAATCGCCCAATTCAATGTTCATTCCGTTAAACCAAGTGCCTGAAGAATCTTGAAAGGCATCAGGCCCCATTTTAATCACCAATCCTACTTTAGACTGATAACGATCTTCATCTGTGGTCTTGTCGGTCAAATAAATTCCGGTTTTTGTCTTTTGCGGGCGGATATAAACCGCTGCAAGAATTTGATTGTTGAATATTTCAATGTTCGAAATGTCACCAATCTCATCCAAAAGCTTTTTACGCGGATCTTCTGCATGTTCCATAATCATAAATGGCATAACTACCCCCTGTCTTTGCCAAGCATTATTGCCTCTGCTTCTTCAATGTATTCTAAAGCTAGACGCAATCCTTCAATCTTACCAACATAATGTCGGTAAGTCGAAATATCAAAAGTTTCACTATTGTAGCCTGAAGCGAGGACCTCTTTCAGTCTCTCAACCTCTTCAACCAGCAATTTAGCAAGCACATTCTGGTAATGTGCAGTGTTCGTTAACATAACCGCCCCCTACGGCCCCCTTATGATATGACGGGCAGGAACACTAAGGGGGTTAATGTCCCTGCCCCAATCCGCACAGTCGGTGTCACTCTGCGAATTACTTGCGTCTTTTCTTCTGGATCTCTGTCTTTTCTAAACGACCTTCACCAGAACCAGCACCCGCTGTCATGTCCTTGTATGAGCTGACAGCCCGACCGCCAGACTTACGTGGCATTTGAGGCGGCATAGCTGGAGGCATTGGAGGATGACCCGCAGGTGCGCCAGCCATTGGCAAACCAGGTGTCCCCATGCCAGGCATGCCACCCATCATTGTTGGGTTTGGCACAGGCATACCTTGTGGCATCTGTGGCATAGGTGGTGGCACAGGAACGCCACGGCCTGGTGGCTGCTGCATTGGGCCAGCTGTCATGTCACGACCGCCAGCAGGATGACCAGCTGCTACAATGACATTGACATTAGTGTGTGGCTTCTTGCCAGCTTTTCCGCCAGCAGCATGCGCTGTGCGACCGCCAGTTGCACCAGGGACCTTGCCAGGATAGCCGGGTCCTTCAAACACTTTGCCACCATCTTTATGGTGCATGCGCTTGAGAGTCTGAGCCAAACGAGCGCGTTTGCCCAATTTCCCGCCTTTTTCAGCTGCTTTTTCCAGCTTTTTGGCAGGGATTTTCTCGCCTTCTTTCACGTGAAGTGACTTATGCAAAGCGCCAGGATGCTTGATGGCTTTCTGAATCCACTTCTCGCCACCATCCTTTTTGCCTGTGCGGGCTTCTGGCTTCACCATCTTGCGAATCAACGCTTTGTCAGCTGCTTCGTCAGGATGACCAGCTTTACCGCCTTTTTTGAGGCCAGCTGCACGGCTGATGCGGCTGGAAGTAGGCATACTTTGCATGCCATAAAGTGTCCCGCCGACATTCTTTTTGGTGCGTCCGCCTTTTTTATAGCTACCAGGGTCTCTGCTTTGAGGTGTCGTTGGCTCACCTTTAGGGCCAGTGACAGTGCTTCCACCAGTGTAGCTATAATCAATATCAGGCATTTTATTGTTTGGAGAATTACGCATAGTATCCAGCAATGCCTTTGTTTGCATCGGATCTGGATCGCCAGCTGATTGCAAAGCATTTGATGGCGAACGATTATAGATAGAATTGCGCATATCTTTTAAAATAGCTTTTGTTTGCGGATCTACCTTGCCATCAGTCGCATACTTGGCCCGGCCACCTTTTTTCATGCCACCAATATGCTTAATGCCAGGACGCGCTTCATTTGCATCCTTAACATTGCGGTTAATTTTAGCATCAACCCATTCTTTGACCTGTCCGCCAGTTTTACGTGGCTTACGACCAGCGTTGTGCTTGGCTTTCTCGCCTTTAACTTTGCCACCAGTCTTGAAAGCGCGGCGAGAAATAGGGCGTAAACCCGTTTTAACGTCAGCGTTTAAAGGTTCTGCTGGTGTCCAAGTGGACGAATCAACCTTTTCGTGTGGGTCAGTCGAAGACATTTTACTTGCTTTCGACTTCATAGCGGCTCTCGCCTTTTTAGCCATGTCGTTCATGCTTGCTCCTAAACCATGGTTTGCTGGGCGTCCCCAGTGTCGTCGAAAGGGGGCTTGGACGACATCAAGCCTTTTTCTTACTTAACATAATTGCCTGTTCTAAAACAGACTTTTTGATTGGTTTCTTAGTATTTCCATACTCCAACCACTTTTTAAGGTCCTCCACCGACATGGCGACCGAATCACCATATCTAACTTCAGCCTTTTTCTTAGGCCAGCTGTCCTTATAAGCTTTGACCGCTGCGGCCTGAGACTTGAAGCCGAGCATCACCTTGTGCTCGTCAAATTTTCCACTTTTACGATATTGATTGATGACAACAGCTTTGTCACTGTCTTTGTTTGGACCCATATATACGTCCACATTCATGTCATCGTTGTCTTCCGTGTCACCAATGTAGCCATAGTCGGCTGGGAATTTTACATCGCCATGGTGTTTGCGTTTTTCGCCTTTTGACGTCTGAATACCAATGGTCAAACCCTTGTATTGGAACTCACTCTCTTCTTTGCTGTAAGTTTTACCGCCATCTTTCCTCGCCATGCGATCATTCTCCGGACGACTAAGCGCAATAGCTCGCTCCAAAACTGTGCCACCACTTTTGTAATTTGGCACGATATATGATTCACCAGGATGTAAATTTTGCTCGCCAGCATTTGCTTCAGTTGGGTTTAATATGCCACTCGGCCCCCATAATAAATTAGGCGTGCGCTTTAATGTGCTTGTAGCCGCTAGTTCTAAAGCATTACCAGCAGCCTCAGATGGATTATCTTTAACCCAATTCATGCCTTGCTGGGCTTTTGATGAAACATATTGCCCGATTAATTTAGATGTAGCGACAGGATCAGCCATAAAAGCTTGCGATAATGGATGATCTGGAATTTGTTTAACAGTATGAATAATGCTGTCAGACAAATTTGAAATTTGCTCACCTTTTTTACCCAAATAAGCAGACGGATTGTCCCACAGGTTTGGCGATTGATAGACCTGATTTGCAGGGTCATACTGATCGTAAACCGAGTGAGCTATTTCAACTGCTTTATTTTGAGCATCATCATCCATGGTGCTTCACTATCATGTGGTGAATAATTTCAAGAGCTTTATGAAGAACGGCGTCTTTTGGATGTATTTCGCCACTCTTTTCTTTTCCCTTGCCATCAACTGAGCCACCGCGCTTCTCATTTGAAGCACCACTCGCAGCGCGTTCAGCTTTCATAGCTGTATCGGCACGAATAAAATCAGCAGGATCGCCAGTCTGATTGTACTTATCCCACAATGATGCGGCACTTGGGATAGATGCTTGCTCACCAGGAACTTTTGTATTCAGATCAATCAATGGCTGATTATTGCGGCTCATGACTTGCTTGGCATTGCTGACTGTAGCAGCTGGAGCAGACCTTGCTGGAACGATCTTATCGACTGGCGAGGCTGCAATACGTGCCAAATCTTCATTTGTTAAATAAGAAGGACCATAATCAACTGGGCGGCTCATTCTTGCCTGTTGATCGTCAATATCAAAAGCATTTTGCGCTGCTGAAATTTGTTCTGGTGTCATCGCAGCAGGGGCAGGATTTTTATTACCACTTGTGTATGCAGCGCTACCTAACGCGCCAGCGCCCAATGTGCCAGCAACTGCTTTTTGAGTTGGTGAATAAACAGGAGTAGCAGCCATCATGCGGCCAGTTACTGGATCGCGAACTGGAATTGCTTGTCCTGTTTCTGGATTGCGTGGAACGTCTGGTTGAAATGCTTTAGAAGTTTTGCGAGCAGCGTTTGATACGATGTCTTTAGCGCCGGACAATAAATCTTCATAAGAAACGTCAGGCTTTGGAACAACGGCAGTTGTCCCATCAACAGGCACTTCTTCGCCAGCGCCTTCCATCATAGCTGGACCAAATTTGCCTGATGCGCCTCTGACAGATGCTGGCATGCCAGTTACAGGATTGATGATACGACCAGGATATTTAGCTTGAATGACAGCTAATTCAGATGGCGAAAGAGCTTTAGAGCTAGCAGTGTCATATCCTGCCTTTCCTAATACGTCTAAAGCGTCAGAAAGAATACTCATCATAATTCTCCAGTCTGTCTGCCGTCGAGCGTGGGTTCATTCCCTTCTAAACGCTGCAACATGTTGGGGCTAATCATCTGTTCAACTACGCCAAGCCCTTGTGGGTTTTGCGCCATCTCTTCTGCAAGTTTAACAGCCGCCAAACGCTCACGACTTTCACGATCTCTCTTACGATTGATCGCATCAAGCAAAGCGTCAGCCCCCTTTTGCTGGATTTCTTGTGAACGAAGCTGCATTTCCATCATTTTTGATGGGTCTTCTTGAGGATTTGCCTGTTGACGCTCAATTTCCAGCCGTTGCTGGTCCATTTGGATCTGAGCTTGGGCCTGTTGAGCGCGAGTTTGCGAATCAAGCATCCGAGCATCAGCAGTTTTAGCGTCATTCTGCATTTTAGCTTGCGCTTGGACCAATTCTGGTGGCGGTTGCTGTTGTGCAGAGGACGGAGCCATAAATTGTTGCGGATTTGACCAACCTAAAGCACGTAAAGCGGCTTGCTCAACGGCAATTGGGTCATAAAGAGCAGGATTTGATGCTTGTAACTGCTTCAAAGCAAGCACTTTCATCAAACGCTGGGTTTGAGAAGCTGTATTTGGGTCGGCTTGAGGTATAAAATAGTACGTATCAAGCGCATTAAGGAATGTATCTTCATCCCAAGGATAAGCTGGAGTGCGATTTTTAAACCAAAAGCTCTCTGGATTCTCTCTGAAGCACTCAACAAGCAACTCAAACTCTTCTGCTTGGGCTGAATGAAGGCGTTTATGGACCGAATTAAGCACTTTTTGTGCTTGTTCAATCATTGCCAGTGTCGTGCCAACAGGTGCATCAGCTTTTCCTTCTGTCACCAGAGCCTCGCTCGTGCCACCAACACGCATACCCGTGTCAGCCATGCTCTGAACAAGGTTCATTAACGCGCCAGATGGCTCTTTGTACGGAAGAGGCATAATAGCTTGCGTGATTGGCATGCCATTTGTCTTAACAAGAGCGCCGCCGCCAGGTGGGACACGGAAAATATTCGTGTTTTGGCGTGCTCCTGTGTCGGCCATAAGAAAGCCAGGGAAGTTGTTGTACATACCCGCGTCAAGTAACTCGCGCCAAGCAGCAGTAATAGCATTGGTAGTATTACCGAGTATGTTAAGAAGGCCAGTGTCATAAAACCCAAGACCAGGCACAAATGTATATTTGACAAAACGCCTTTTTGCCGTGGGTAATTCCTGATCGTCTTCATTATAATTCCTTACGATTGATAAAACTTTCTGTGAAGATTCATCAATTGTCACGATGTACGGAATTTCCAATCCAGATGGTTTGCCTTTGTGCTTATGTTCAAAACCGGGCAAATCCAATTCGCAATAGACTTCGTATATAAGCCGATCACGATCTTCTGGATTCATGCTTTCATCATCAAGACCTTCTATGTTTCGCTTTTCACGATTGTAGCTGTCCAAGTCTGGTGCTTTAGGCGTCGATAAATCAATGTCTTTATACACGCCAAGGATTTGCAACCGCTTAACAGTTGAAGGCCGCATATATGTGCGATGTGTAATACGCTTTGCATTGCGTAAATCTGTGGCAGCATTGTTCACAATCAAATCGTTGGCATCAACGCTTTCTGACACAGGACGATTGCGCAATGGGCAGAAATAAACTTTTTTGAACGCCGTGCCACCAAAACCCAGCATCATCAACATGCGATCAGTGTCAGGATAATATTCTGTCGCAACAGCTGTCAGATAGTGGTTGAGATCTTTCTCAAGAGCATTGGCAAGCTGATCTTGCTCTAATGTTGGGTTGTTATTGTCATTGCGAATTTTAACTGGGCCATCTGTCGGCAATAATTCTGCACGAGCATTAGCCTGAAAACGCAAAACCGCCTCTAAAAGAAGCGGGTGTCTGACTTTCGACATTCCTTCTACGGGCGCGCCATCTGCTGTACCTTGCAGACCAGGTAATTCAATTTTCAAACCAAGCAGCTTAATGCCGTTGGCACGATCTTCAACCCAATCTTTACGGCTTTGAATATC